GATCGAGCGAACGACCAATTGCAGGCAGCCGACAATGAGTTGATGAAGTCAAATGCGCATCACACGATGACAATTGACCGACCTACTCGTCGCTCCCGCGTCTCATTCGGCGGCCCTAGTAAGGGCTGACGGGTTCACTTTTTGAAGGAAAAATCAGATGGCAAACGTAAATAAGCCCTTTGGTCTGCGTCCTCTTGGCAATCTTTCAGCTACTGGTTCACAGAAACAGTTCGGCTATTTGATCGCTGACAACCAGTCCGGAGCAATCTTCCAAGGCGACTTGGTAACCATTGATAATGGTTTCCTTGTCAAATTCAACAACACAGACCACGGCGTGGCGGTAGGCGTTTTTAACGGCTGCAACTACATCGATCCCACTACAGGTAAGCCTACCTTTAAGAACTTCTATCCAGGTTCTGTCAACATCACTGCTGGGACAATCCAAGCAGACGTGTTGGACGACCCTAGCCAGTTGTTCCTTATCCAAAACGCAGGCACGCCTACGCAGGCTGTTTTTGGCACCAATGCTGACATCACTGCCAGCACTACAGGTAGCACCACGAATGGCGTGTCTAACATGACCATGAGCGGTGCTTTCACCGATGCTGCAGGTGCAAACCTGAAAGCGGTTGGCTTGTGGAGCACCCCGGGCAACGAGCTGGGCGAATTCGCCGTTCTTGTTGTAAAAATCAATGAGCACATGTACGGTAGCACCGGTACCCCTGGCTACAGCACCTAAGGAGATCAATCATGGCAATTTCACGTGCACAATTGGTGAAAGAGCTTGAGCCTGGCCTCAATGCTCTGTTCGGTCTCGAGTACAAAAACTACGAGAACCAACACACCCAAATCTACTCAGTCGAATCTTCTGACCGTGCGTTTGAAGAAGAGGTGATGGAATCGGGTTTTGGTGAGGCTCCTGTGAAGTCCGAAGGCTCTGGCGTCGCGTACGACCAAGCGCAAGAGGTCTACACTGCTCGCTACACCCACGAGACCATCGCTTTGGCGTTCTCGCTAACCGAAGAAGCTATCGAAGACAACCTCTACGATCGCTTGTCGGGCCGCTACACCAAGGCTTTGGCTCGCTCAATGGCACAGACCAAGCAGATCAAGGCAGCTTCCGTTTTGAACAACGCTTTCACCACCTCCGTTGGTGGCGACGGCGTTGCTCTGTGCGCAACTGACCATCCAACACTGGGTGGTCCAGACCTGCGCAACGAGCTGACTACTCCGGCTGACTTGTCCGAGACTGCTTTGGAGCAGGCTTTGATCGACATCGCCGCGTTCACCGATGAGCGTGGCCTGAAGATCGCTGTGCAGGGCCTGAAGCTGATCATCCCTAAGGAACTGATGTTTACCGCTGACCGTATCATGAAGTCCACGCTGCGCGTTGGTACTGCTGACAACGACATCAACGCCATCCGTAACATGGGCATGGTGCCGCAGGGCTACGTGGTCAACAACTTTCTGACCGATCCGGACGCATTCTTTATCAAGACTGACGCTCCTAACGGCATGAAAATGTTTGAGCGCGTGTCGATGAAGACTGGTTTCGAGGGTGACTTCGACACCGGCAACGTCCGCTACAAGGCTCGTGAACGCTACAGCTTCGGCTTCAGCGATCCACGCGGCTTGTTTGGTTCGCCAGGGTCCGCCTAAGCGAAAAGGGCTGGGGGTTCCCGGCCGAGAAAAAGGGGCTTCGGCCCCTTTTTCTTTTTGTGCGGTTGATGTATATTAAGAACATTCCGGAATTTCCGGTGTGTTTGACGGTTCCGGGCCGACGTCATGCAGACAAACACACCTCAACCGCATGAGGAATCCACCATGGCTTTGACCACTTTTTCCGGCCCAGTACGCTCGTTGAACGGCTTTATTACTGGCGACGGTAGCACCATCACCAAACTACTCTCCGGCTCCGCTTCCCTAAATTTCGGCTCAATTGCCGCTGCCGCTCAAGCTGACCTGACGATCACTGTCACCGGCGCTGCCGTGGGCGACGAGGTCGCCTTGGCGCTGCCTGCGGCCCCTGCAGCGGGCATCGTCTTTAACGCATTTGTCTCGGCTGCCAATACCGTGACCATCCGTGCGTCGAACATCACAGCAACTGCTGTCGACCCCGATGCAGCCACCTACGGCGTGATTGTTATTGCAGCCTAACCGGGAGCTTTAGATGAGCGCCAGCAACATCAAGTCGGTCCAAAAGACGGCCTCCGCAGCGGCTGTCGCGGGCAGGGCGCGCTTATTGGGCGTCTACTTCACCAACACGGCCACTGCCGCCAGCATTGTCCTCAAGGACGGCGGAGCCTCCGGCATCGCGCGCTTGTCCTTGCTGACGCCTGCGGCAGCAGGTGCTCAAGACCTGCTGATCGCTGACATGGGCATTCTCTTTGAGGACGGCATCTACATCACTTTTGGCTCGGCCGAGGTGACCAGTGTGACGCTGCTGTTTGAAGGTGGAGCGCCAGCATAATGGCTTCTAAAAATGGCATGGGCATCAAAACCTCGGTCAAGAGCGGTAATTTTCGACCGACCAAGGCCGGTGCAGGAATGACCAAAAAAGGGGTTGCAGCTTACAAGGCAGCTAATCCTGGGAGCAAGCTGAAAACAGCAGTGACGGCAAAAAATCCGTCCCCTGCTGAGGCTAAACGCCGTGCGTCTTATTGCGCACGCTCGGAAGGCCAAATGAAGCAGTTTCCAGATGCTGCCAAAGACCCGGACAGCAGGCTTCGACAGGCCCGCAAACGCTGGAAATGTTAGCCATGGAAATGATGATATGGAATGTTGTTTTAACCGCCTTGGTGGGCCTCATGGGATTTCTTCTTAAAACCAAGTTTGAAGAAATCAGTCGCCTCGGCATCTTGCTCAACAAGACCCGAGAGGAGATTGCTCGCGACCATGTCACTCGGCGTGAGGTGGATGACAGGTTTGATAAATTTTTAACACACGTGGACCAGCGATTTAATCGCTTGGAACAAAAGATAGACGATTTACGAAAGGTAGGGTAACCCCATGAAAAGTCCTGCAATGAAAATGGTGAAAAAGGGTGGCAAGTCTGTCCCTGCTTTTGCTGCTGATGGCGTTGGCAAGATGAAAAAAGGCGGTGCCGTGGGCATGCACAAAATGCCAGACGGCAAGATGATGAAGAATTCTGACATGGCCGATAAGATGGGCCGTGCCGTGAAGCGTAAATCGGCCGACGTTAAAGGCCGTGCAATGAAAAAAGGAGTTTGATATGGCTGGAAAAGGTATGGGAGCTGCTACTCGTGGCGGCGGCGCAGTTGAAAGCGGCGCAAAAAACCGCATGTTGTCTGAGCCTAGCAAGACTACAGGCCCCGTGATGATGAAAAAAGGCGGCATGGCCAAAGGCATGATGGCCGGTGGCATGATGTCCAAGGGCTACGCTGCTGGCGGCGCGGCCAAAAAGATGCCTAAGGGCATGATGGCTGGTGGCAAGAAGGCCAAGTAATGTCCTACCTCATCAGCAATATCCCGTATTTTAAGTGCTGGGTTAGACGTGAGTTTACCCACATGCACCAAAAGTACCAAGGCGAGTATTTGCACGCAAATGTTATTGCGGTCAATACGATGCCTGACCGCTGCTTAAGTTTTCAGATTGTTTTCACGGGGTGTGAAAGCCTCACGGACGACACTGAAAACGTGCACGGGGGAGCAATGTGGGCTCGGATGCCGATCACAGCGCTGGTGGGGGACATTCCTTTGGAAGAATGGCCGGAACGGATGCCTACGCATTTGGCCCAGCCTTGGGACTGCCCTTCACACCATCACACGGTGGTAAAGTTTGCAAGGACCAGCCCGAGCCCATGGCTGTGCAAAATAGACGGTGAGTTTTACACAGGCCGGTATCTGTTTACCGTAGACTATACGGAAAGCGAAGTCGCGGACTGTCCTGCGCAGCACAAGCAAAGCCATGTCCTGGTTTTGACGGATGCGGGGAAGTGGACAGGCAACATTGTGGCCTTGCCAAATAATCGTGTCAGGGTCACAAGTCCTGCATTTTGGCAAACAGGGGAAGGCGCTCCAGACTTTCGGCCAGGCCAGTGGACACACTGCGCGGAACAGGATGACTCGTACATGGACGCGCAGCAAACCTTTAACAACATGTACAGCAAATGACAACCTCTGGCACCACCGCGTTTAACATGTCGATCGACGACCTGGTTGAAGAGGCGTTTGAGCGCTGCGGGATGCGGCCGACCAGTGGGTATCAACTCACCTCGGCCCGCCGTTCGCTCAACCTGCTTTTCCTTGACTGGGCCAATCGTGGGCTGAACCTGTGGACCATTGAAGAGGACACTTTTGCGCTGGTGCAGGGAACCAATGAAATAACGCTGGATTCCTCCGTGGTTAACGTGCTAGAAGCAGTTATCCGCGACCCTAGCGTAAGCCCCTCGTCGGACATTTCCCTTGAGCGTATCAGCCGTGCAGAGTATCTCAACGTCCCCGACAAGACGTCTCAGGCCCGCCCGGCGCAGTTTTATGTCCAACGAACCACGCTTCCAAAAGTGTTTTTCTACCCCGCAGCAGACAAGAACTACACCTTTGTGTACTACCGCATCCGCCGCATTGAAGATGCTGGCGATTACACGAACACGGCGGACGTCAACTTCAGGTTTCTCCCCTGCTTGGCATCGGGATTGGCTTACTACTTGTCGCTCAAGTTCGCTGCTGAACGCGCAGGCGGTCTCAAGGCAGTGTACGAGGAAGATTTTCAGCGTGCAGCCTTAGAGGATCGAGACACCGCCAGCGTGCACTTCTTGCCGGACTTAGGGGTGTGACATGGCTTTCGCCTCCGGCAAGTTCTCCTACGGCCTGTGCGACTACTGCGGACAGCGGTATCAATACACTACGCTGCGAAAGAACTGGCGCGGGTTCATGGTCTGCCCAGATGACTACGAGCCCAAGGAGCCTCAACTGGAGCCCTTGCGCTACCGAGGTGACTCAATTGCCTTGCGCGACCCCAGGCCCGACCGCATTGAGCCCGTGTCCGTCTTTGTTGGCGCACCGGGCTTCACCGCTTTTCAAAGCTACGGCAGCGTTCAGGGAACTGCGGACATGCGTCCGTATGTCCAAAACCAAGCGCTCATCGCGCAGGGCGTTGTTGGAACAGTGACAGTGAGCACATCATGACCTACGACGAACTTGTCACCAACATCCGAAACTACACCGAGGTGGGCAGCAATGTCTTCACCGATGCGGTGATCAACACTTTTATAACCTTGGCGGAGAACCAGCTTCTTCGCGAGATTGACCTAGATGTTTTTAAGCTGGAGGCGACTGGGGCGATGACCCAAGGCAATAAGTATCTGACTGCGCCTAGCAACTTGTTGACGCATCGTTACATGATTTTGACCCCTGTCAGCGGAGACCAGCTGTTTCTCGATTTTCGAGACACCTCCTTTATGAAGGAGTACTGGGCCAATGGGGCAGAAGAAGGAATTCCCAAGTATTATTCGGTGTGGGATCAAAACACGTTTTATATTGCCCCGACTCCCAACCAGAATTACAGTGTTGAGCTGGGATACATTTACCGCCCAACGCAGCTGTCGTCAACCAATCCAACTACTTGGATCAGTAATAACGCCCCTGAAGCGCTGCTTTATGCGTGTCTGATCCAAGCCTACAGCTACACGAAAGGGCCGTCAGACATGATGCTTTACTTTCGTCAGGCTTACAAAGAGGCCGTCCAAGGCTTGGGCACTGAGCAGCAGGGCCGTCGTCGCCGTGACGAGTACCGTGATGGTATGCTTCGCGTTCCACTTAAATCGGATTCCCCAGGCCCATGATTACTCCACCCCTTCCTATTCACGTCGGCAGCGTTTTTGTCGAAACCACACAATTCCGGGGCTGGACCACAGAGGAGCTGGCCCGGCGCGCCGCCGACAAAATTATTCACGTGGGCGACCAGTCGCATCCGGCCGTTCAAGCACAAGCACGAGCTTTTAAAGAGAGCGTGACGCAGGTGGTGGCGTTTTACTTGAAAGAGGCGGTTGAGCAAGACCGAGCAACCATCGCCTCACGCCTGCGCGAAGCAGGGCACCCCGACTTGGTTCATTTGTTAGGAGATTAAAATGGCATTTTCAGGCAATTTCTTGTGCACCAGCTTTAAAGCCGAGTTGATGCGGGCTGTGCATAACTTCACGACCAGCACTGGCAATGACTTTAAGCTGGCCCTGTACGACAACAGCGCGTCCTTCACTGCGGCCACAACTGCCTACACCCCCACCAACGAGGTCGCCAACTCAGGCTCCTACGCGGCAGGCGGCGGTTTGTTGACCAATGTGACACCGACGTCGACGGGAACCACCGCGTTCACCGACTTCGCTGACCTGTCGTTCACCAGCGCAACCATCACTGCTTTTGGCGCGTTGATTTACAACGACACGGCGGCGGGCGACCCGACGGTTTGTGTCTTGGACTTTGGCGGTGCAAAGACGTCTACCGGTGGCACGTTCACCATCATCTTCCCAACAGCCGATGCCACGAGCGCGATCATTCGGATTGCTTGATAAGGGGCAAGGGTGGCAGATGTCGTTGTTGCCTTTCAAGGCTGGAATGCGTCCGGCGTAGGCTGGGGTGAGCAGCCCTGGGGGGAAGGCGTTCTTGACATCCAGGCCACGGGGGCAGTAGGCTCATCAGTGCAAGTGGCAGATGTCGTTGTTGCCTTTCAAGGCTGGAATGCGTCCGGCGTAGGCTGGGGTGAGCAGCCCTGGGGGGAAGGCGTTCTTGACATCCAGGCCACGGGGGCAGTAGGCTCAGTGCAAGTGACCGCTGACGCGGTCATTCTTGTTTCTGGGGTTTCCGCTGCCGCTTTTGTAGGCCAAGTGGAGGTCACTGTCAACGCAGACGTCGCGGCCACCGGGGTTGTGGCTGTAGGACTTGTCGGGCAGGTAGCCATGACGGGTGCCGCCAATGTGCTGGTCACCGGCGTTTTCGGCACGACGGCCGTGGGCAGCGCCGCGGTAGCCGCCAACGCAGGTGTTTTGGTCACCGGTGTGCAGGCGGTTGGCGAAGTCGGCTTGATAGACACCAAAGTCGACGCCAATGTTTTCCCAACGGGTGTCGTTGGCACGGCGGCAGTGGGGGCGGTTCTAATTGATGCCAGCGCAAATACCCTTGTGACAGGGCTGCAGGCAACGTCAACGGCAGGCAGCGTCACGGTTGCTGCCAACGCCTCGGTATTTATCACAGGCGTGTCCGCGCAAGGGCGGGTCGGCACCGTGCTTGTTTGGAGTGTCGTAGATGACAACCAAACTCCCAACTGGCACAATGTGGATGATGCACAGTCAGAAAATTGGGTTGTCGTCCTAACGTAAAGGAAATAATATGGCAAGCACTTACTCCACCAATCTTAAAATCGAGTTGATGGGCACCGGGGAAAACTCCGGTATTTGGGGGGACACCACCAACACCAACTTGGGAACAGCGCTTGAGCAGGCAATTGTCGGTTATGGCAATCCGGACTTTATTGCTGATGCCAACCTGACCATCAGTATCACCAACAGCAACGCGGCCCAAGCAGCGCGGGCCTTGGTCCTAAACGTCACGTCGGTGTTCGGCTCGCTCACCGCGACCCGTGAGCTGGTCGTGCCTACCTCGCAAAAGCAGTATATTGTCCAAAACAACACGGCGGGTGCCCAAAGCATTACTGTGAAGACCTCGGGCGGCACGGGCATCACCGTGCCCAACGGACGCAGGGCACACTTGTATGTGGACGGCACCAATGTTGTTCAGATGTTTGATTTTGTTGACATCAACGGCGGCGCGATTGACGGCACGCCCATTGGCGGCGCTTCGGCCGCTGCTGGCGCGTTCACCACGCTTAATACTTCAAGCACCACTACACTGTCTGGCCTAACAGCATCCACAGCACTCGCGCTTGACGCCAGCAATAACGTCGTCAGTGTCGCCAACACTGGCACAGGCAGCAACGTCTTAAACACCAGCCCAACGCTTGTTACTCCGGCTTTGGGAACCCCGGCTTCGGGGATAATGACTAACGTCACGGGTACGGCGACAGCGTTGAATATCGGCGGGAATGCAGCTACGGCTACCAACGCTTCCACAGTAACCACTAACGCAGACCTCACAGGTGCAGTCACGAGCGTGGGTAACGCAGCATCACTAGGCTCGTTCACGTCAGCACAACTGGCTACAGCGCTTACCGATGAAACAGGGTCAGGCGCAAACGTATTTGCCACAAGCCCAACCCTAGTCACTCCTGCATTGGGAACACCATCCGCTTTAGTTGGCACAAACATTACGGGTACAGCGGCGGGTCTAACTGCGGGGAACACGACTACCAACGCAAACCTCACAGGTGCAGTCACAAGCGTGGGTAACGCAGCATCACTAGGCTCGTTCACGTCAGCACAACTGGCTACGGCGCTTACCGATGAAACCGGATCGGGCGCAAATGTATTTGCCACAAGCCCAACACTGGTGGCCCCTGCCCTTGGAACCCCAGTAAGCGGTATAGCAAGCGCCATGACCGTGGA